GACTTTAATATGAACGAAATAATTGATCTTGATTACGAACTGAAAGTAATAGCAGACCTGCAAACAAAAAAGCTTGTATTGGCAGAAAATCTATTAACTCCTAATATATGGACGCATGAAATGGCAACAGCATGGGAAAGCTTTGGCTTTTATGGACTTAAATCAATTTTGAATAGAGAAGAATATGAGCGAAGAAAATGAAAGCGATTTTGACATTGACAGCGGTGTTGCTGATATTGCTGATGGGCTTGGTTTCGATACTAGCGAGGATGACGATTTTATCGATGAGACAGAGGAAACGGATAGCGAAGGCGACGATGAACCCAAACAGGTAGACGCCACCAAGAAAGACGGTGAAACCCAAGATGCCGATGCCGTAGCCAAGCCGCCGCCACAATCATGGGCGAAGGAAAAGCACGAGGCATGGAATAAAATCCCGGACGACGCCAAGGAATACATTGAGCTGCGCGAAAAGCAAATGCTCGATGGCATCGAGCAGTATAAGCAGGGGCATCAATATGCCAATGCCTTTGCGCAGGCGCTTGAGCCGTTTCGACAAGATATTGCATTAACCGGCGTTGATGAAGTTACAGCCGTAAAGTCCCTATTGACGCACCATCGCGCCCTTACCAATGGACCGCTAGAGCAACGCCAAAAAGCTCTGCTTGAAATTGGATATGCCTCCGGGATTATCCCAAAAATAGGACAAACGGAAGCGGATTTAGAGCGTCAGCAACTGCAAATGCAGCTGCATCAACGTGATTTGCTTGAGAATCAGCGCCATCAGCAGTATATAGCGCAACAGCAACAACAAATCGAACAGAGCGTCACGGCCTTTGCATCAGACCCGACACACGAGTATTTCGACGACGTGGCGGATGACATTGTAGGGCTATTGCAAGCCGGGTACGACTTAAATACGGCGTATGAGAAAGCAGTTTGGGCAAACCCGGTAACGCGGGCAAAGGAGATCGCCAAGACGCAGCAGCAGAACGCCCAAGCTAATGCCGAGAAAGCAAAAGCGGAAGCCTTGAGGGCAAAGAAAGCATCGTCAACAAATATCCGCCAGGCGAACGGACGAGGCCGAGCACCGTCGCAGCCGTCAGGATCGTGGGAAGATACCATGAACGAAACCTTGCAACGCATTAAAAGCCGCTAATCTGTTGACATTAGCGCATAATTAAGTATCATTGATTTAAGCTAAATCCCGACAGGAATCAGCACCAGCAGTACCATCAAGACACAGTTCCGGCCCCTGACAGGGCAACCCGAGATCGAGTGGAATGATAAGACGCCTTTTTAGGCTTTTTACTTCACTTTTTTAAGGAATAAACTTATGAGTTCTCCTAACTCAACGTTTACGGAACTGGTAACCACCACCTTCCGTAAGCACCGCAAAGAAATCAAAGACAACTTGAGCAACCGTAACGCTTTGTTGAAATACATCAACAAGCGCGGTAATTACATTACCGAGGACGGCGGCTTAACCATTGCAACCCCGCTTGATTATCAGGCAAACGGCACCTATCAACGCTATTCCGACTGGGACGCGTTGAATATTGCCGCCTCCGATGTCATCAGTTCAGCCGAATACCAATGGCGGCAGATTGCCATTAACGTGGTAGCCTCCGGACGTGAATTGAAGATCAATAGCGGCGACAGCAAAATCATCAATCTGGCCAAATCCAGAATGAAGAACGCCATCCGCACGTTCAACAACAACTTTTCAAGCGACCTTTACAGTTCCGGCTCACTGTCAAACCAGATTAATGGCTTGCAAGCTATTGTCGCCGACGCAGGCACAGGCACCGTGGGCGGAATCGACTCAGCCACCTGGACATTTTGGCAAAACAGCGTATTTGACCTGTCTGCCAATTCCGTAACCATCTCGGCGACCACCATTGAAGGCAGCGCCATGCTTCCGCTTTGGCTTACCCTTGATCGCGGCCCGGATGATTGTCCCGACTTGATCGTAGCCGACAACAACTATTTTGCATTCTTTGAAAATAGCCAGGTGTCGCTGAAGCGCTATGCGTCAAGCGACAAGGCCAACGCCGGTTTTGCAACGATCAAATACAAGAACGCTGATGTAATGTTTGACGGTAACAGCGGCATCCCCGCCAACCATATGTATTTCCTGAACACGGAATACCTGAAATTGGTTGTCCACAAAGATGCCGACTTGACAGAGTTACCAGAACAACGGCCCGTCAACCAGGACGGCGTAGTCATTCCTGTTTTGTGGATGGGCAACCTAGTGTGCTCCAACAGAAAACAGCAAGGCGTTATCGTCGCTTAATAAAGGAGATTCTTTCATGTTTGCACCAATTACCCCTTTCGCAGGCGAACAACCTTTCAATGATTGGTTTGCGCCTGATACCACTCAACGCCATGTGCTGGGTACGAAGATAACCGCCGTCGACCCCTATTGGGGATTAGGCACGTTTATGTATGTAAAGTCCACTGATGCTATCCTTAAAGGATCGCTTTGCGCGTGGGATGAGTCGCTTAATGCCGGCTTGTTGCCTTCCGCCGTAACTCAGGGATTCCCCTGGGGCGTGGCGATGGCACCAATGGCTTCCGGAACTTATGGCTGGATTCAGTTGGAAGGCCGCGCGGTGTACAAAACCAATGCGACCGTTGCAGCCGATGGCGTGGTAGCCGTTGCAGCCGCTGGGATACTGGGCGCAACCGCAACCGGCAAGCAGTTAATCGGAGTAAGAAACCGCGTAGCAGCCACCGGTACAGTAACCGTGACAGCCGGAACTACTACTGGCAACGGCATCCTGAAAACATCAGGTTACGATGGCTTCTTTATCGGCATGGCCTTATCCGGTACCGGTATTCCGGCATCAACCGTCGTTGCCAAGCTCGACCCTGACGGCAAGACCATTTATACCGGTTCCGCCATCGGCACCCTGGGCGACAAGAATAGCACCGCAACAGGATCAATCACCTTAACTGGAACCTATACAGGTTACGGTTCAGGAATGATCAGCTATCCTGGAACTATGCAGATCGTAGCTTAAACAACGCCACCTTAGCCCCGCTCCGGCGGGGCTTTTTTTAACACAGGATGATCCATGCAGAATACCGCTTTAGAAATAAACAGTAACCCTGACCGTATGCCCTATGTCCGCTTTGAACGTCGTGCGATTGAGGACAAAGCAGGGAGTTTAACAGCAGGGCATTATGTGGCAAAGGATATTGATTATGCCTTGATTACGCCGCCCTACAGCAAGGACGTTTTTGAAATAAAAGTAACAAGCTGGTTTACACAGCTCGATGCCGACAAGAACGGCGGACGCATTAGCCATGATTGGGTAGATCGCTATCACAGAATGTATGAGGCGTGGCAGAAAGGCCAGGAATTACCGCTTGACGGTTTCCCGATCAAAGGATGGGGCGTGATTAGCCCAGCACAGCAAGAAACACTGATTAAAATGCACATACTGACCGTGGAAAGTCTTGCAGCCATTACCGAGGAAGGCATTCGGCGCGTAGGTATGGGCGGCACGGAGCTCAAGAAAAAAGCCGATACGTGGCTAAAACAGCTTAAAAAGGCAGGCCCAGCGACTGTCGAAATCGCCGCGTTAAGCCGTGAGAATGACCAACTCAAAGGCGAAGTTGCCGGGATGAAAACACAGATTGAAGAACTTATGCGGTTGGTTAAGGCGCAGCAAATCATTCAAGCGATTGACGAGCCCTACCAAGAAAGCATCACAGCAAACGATTTAATGGACGACTGACGCCATGACCATGCTATCGCTGATTCAAAAGCTTTGCCGCAGGACTGGGCTACCGAGTCCTGCGACGGTGTATGGTACAACCGATCCTCAGACATTGCAAATCATGAATTTGCTGGAGGAGGAAGGCAACGACTTAGCGCAGCGACATACCTGGAGTACGTTAACCAAGGAGGCTACCCATACAACTCTTGCTCTTGAGGATCAGGGAAACATTGAAACGATAGCCTCATCCGGCTTTCGCTTTATAAAGAATAACACTATATGGGATCGCACCGACCAACTGCCCGTTTGCGGCCCTATGAGAGGACATGAATGGCAAAGCCTTAAGGCGCTATCGAACAGCGGACCGCGCTACCATTACCGCTTGCGAGCCAACAAGCTTTTAGTTAATCCAACGCCTACCGCTGGGCATACCTGGGCTTTCGAGTATCAGTCAAAGAACTGGGTTCTTGATACAGACGGCACCACGACAAAGGAGTTTTTCACAGCCGACACCGATACCTTTCTTTTGCCTGAATCCCTGCTCTTGATGGGAGCCAGATGGCGCTGGATGAGGGAAAAGGGCTTGAGCTATGCAGAACTATTTCAATCCTATGAAATGCAAGTCAAGGACGCCATGGGGCGAGACGGTGGCAAGCCTGCGCTTAGCATGAACGGCAGCAGGGAGTCATCGAAGCCGGGAATCTTTATTAACACAATGAGCTGGCCGCTATGAAGCGCATTATAAAAACGAAAGAAATAAAGCCAACGAACGCTATTCGGTATAAGTTGGAAGACTTTCTTAGGCTAAGCAAAAATCACGAAAAAGAACACTGGAACGCATGAGACAGCCAACGCAATCAAGGCCAGCAGGAAGGCAACAGGCAAGTTCGATTCAAAGCTATCAAGCCCCTATTGGCGGCTTGAATGCGCGTGACTCTATTGCCGATATGAAGCCGACCGAGGCGCTGGTGCTCAACAACTGGTTCCCGCGTCCGTCTTATGTCGAAATCAGGGGCGGAAATACCTCACATGCCACCGGTTTAACCGGCAACGGCAAAACATTAATGGTTCATAATAGCCTGACCGGAAACAACAAGATGTTCTGTTCAACCGTTTCAGGAGTTTATGACGTGTCCAGCGCTGGATCCGTGGGCGCGTCCGTTGCGGCCCGTACCAATGGCAAACATCAGCATCTCATGTTTGGCGATGGCACCAGCAACTGGCTGATTGCCGTCAATGGCGTAGATAAGCCTTTGTATTACGACGGCACTACCTGGACGGCAGTCGATGGGGCAACAAGCCCCGCCTTAACCGGCGTAACGACAACCGATATTGTCGGACTTGCGATACACAAAGGCCGTCTCATGTTCATCCTGAACAACAGCCTATCGTTTTGGTATTTGTCGGCTGGAGTTGCAGGCGGCGCATTGACCGAGTTTTCACTCGAAGGCGTGGCGCAAAAGGGCGGCTATCTCATGGCGATGGCAAGCTGGACGGTGGACAGCGGCAGCGGACCTGATGATCGCATGGTATTTATTACAAGTGAAGGTGAATTGATTGTTTACCAGGGAACTAACCCATCGGCAGCGGCTAACTGGGCCTTAGTTGGCGTCTATACGCTGGGCACACCACTAGGACGGCGATGCACCGTTAAAGTCAGTTCAGACCTGGTGATACTGACGCAGCAGGGCGCGTTTTCTCTTACATCAATCCTACAAGAGTCAGGACTCAATTACTCAAATGCCATATCTAACAAGATCGAGAGCCTGTTTAATGATGCCGCGCTTAATTACGGTAGTAATTTTGGATGGAAAGCCATCCTTTATCCGACTCAATCGGCCTTTATCGTTAACGTACCGATCGCCGAGGATGGTGAGCACATCCAGTATGTAATGAACACAATCACCAAGTCGTGGTGTAAGTTCACAGACTGGGATGCCGAAGATTTTGCCGTGTTGAATGATCAGCTTTACTTCTGTTCTGGCACCGCAGTTTATAAAGCCTGGGATGGGGTAGCGGATAATGGTAGCGATATCGTTGCTTATGCCAAGACCGCATTTAGCTATTTTGGCAATCCAACGATGCAAAAGAAGTTTAAGTTGTTTCGCCCGGTTTTGCTGGTCAATGGGAACATTGGCTTTCTGGTCGACATTGACGTGGACTTTGCCGACGATGAAGTAAGTGGAGTTGCCTCTTACACGATCAGCAATGGAGCTGTATGGGACGTGGATAATTGGGATGAGTCATATTGGGCTTATGGCATGACCGTGGCAAAGGAATGGCTGTCACCGGACGAATGGATGGGCTATAGCGCCGCAGGTAAAGTCAAAATTTCAACGCACACCCTAACGGTGCAATGGATGAGCGTGGATTATGTCTTTGAATCTGGCGGCATATTATGACGCATCGCATTATTGACAATGATTTGGCACGGTGTCAGCAATGGCTTGGCGACAAAACCGGCGGCGTCGGAACCGATATGGTCGTCTGTATCGGCCTTGAAAAGGACGGAGAATTGATCGCTGTAACCGGATACAATCTGTTCAATGGTAAATCATGTCATGTGCATTTCTGCATTGAAAAAGGCGCTTACCTTACCAGAAATTATCTATGGTTTATGCACTATTATCCTTTTGTACAATCAGGTTTAGATATGATGATTGCGCTCATGGCCGCATCAAATGAAAGAATATTGAGATTAGCCAAGCATTGCGGTTATCAAGAGAAATACCGATTAGATAAAGCGCACCCAGATGGCGACATGGTTCTTTGCACCCTAACAAGAAACGAATGTAAATATTTAGGAGAGATGTATGCCAACCAGTAAGCCACCACCCGCACCGGATTATGTAGGCGCAGCACAAGCGCAAGGACAGGCGAACCTGCAAGCCGCGATTGCCAGTGGCATTATGAACAACCCAAACGTAAGCAATCCTTACGGAACGCAAACCGTCACTTGGCAATATGAGCGAAACAAAGCGGGTAAAATCATCCGCGCGATTCCAACGATTACGCAGAAGTTTTCACCGGAACAACAGGGGCTTTATAATCAGAGCGTAGCAGCCAAGAGCAATCTGGGCAGGGCAAGCATATCAAGTTCAGCTAATGTTGCCAATCGGCTCAAGAATGGACTTGATTTTAGCGGATTACCCGGCGCACCGAAGAACTCAGGTCAGCGCCGTGAGGATGTCATTGCTGCCATGATGTCACGCGCCAATCAGGATATTGGACGGCAGCGCGAAAACACGCAATCCGAGCTTATCGCAGCCGGCATACGCCCCGGCACCAAGGCTTATGCGGCGCAAATGGATATTCTAAATCGTCAGCAAAACGACGCTGAGCAGCAAGCTATATTGGCAGGCGGACAAGAAGCAACGCGCGACTTTGGCATGGATACCCAGTCACGGCAACAAGCGCTTTCCGAGATGTTAACGCAGCGGCAAACGCCATTGAATGAGGTAAATGCCTTGATGACAGGAAGTCAGGTAACCAACCCATTTGCCAGCGGATTAGGCTTTCAGGCAGGAACAAATGTACAAGCTGCCCCTATTGCTAATGCTATTGGACAGCAAGGGCAAGCGTCCATGAATATGTACAACCAACAGCAAGCCAACATGAACAACAATATCTCAGCAGGAGCCGGATTGATTGGCTCGCTGGGCAGCGCGTTTATGAGATAAGGAGAGCTACATTGATTAACTGGGGAGATTATCAAAATATGCCTGATTACCGGGAAGGCTGGCAAGATCCGCATCAAAGCGGTGTCGCCAGGATAGGGCGGGCGCTCGACCCGACTACCTACATTCCAGGCTTGAATCAAATCTCAAACCCGATTCATACTATGGCAGAAGGCGCGGCGGATACGAGCAACGCGGCTTTATCGCCGGTAATGAAAGCGGCTGATAGATTTACCGAAAAGACGACACCCGGGCTTAAGCAGCTGCGTTCATCAGTGCCTGGTATGGAGGGAATAACCAATTTCGTGAACAATAAGCCGGTCGATGCGGCGGCGATTGCGGCGGCGACATTTTTCAGCGGCGGTGCGGCGGCGAATGCCTTGGGCGGAGCTGGAGCAGCCGGAGGTGTGGGTACATCAGCGGCGGGAGCACCATTGGGTAGCGCGGGCACGGCGGCGGCAACCAACGCGCTGACTCCGGCAGCCTTTACCGCAGCGGGAGGAGCTGGAGGCTCTGCTTTTGCCGCGCCAGCATCGTCTTTATTGAGCGCAGGACAAGCGGCGGGAATGTCGGCATTGACCCCGGCGGGCTATGCGTCAGGGGCAAGCGCCCTGTCCGCTCCTATTTCAGGCGCAGGGTTATTAGGCACGACCGGCACACAAGCCGGATTAGCTGCACTCACCCCATCATTTATGGGCCAAGGCGCAAGCAGCGGAGTTTTGGAGGCCATAAAGCCGTATGCACAGAAAGCCATGCAGGTGAAAGACCAGTACAGCACGTTGAAAAATTACGGGATGCCTGATCAAAACAAGGTTATGAATGACCGTATGCAGAGGGACTTAGCCGAGCGGATCAAGAACGATGACCCTAACCAAAGTCCGCATAGGGCTCAAGATGCTATTGCCAAAAATAAGCGTATAATTAACGCTATTCTGCAGCAGCAGAAATTCTTTGGGAGTACATACTAATGGACAACTACCAAGACGAAGAAAGCGCAATAGCGCGGCGGCAGCGGATCGCCGAGATGCTCATGGCGCAGGGCGCAGAGCCTTTGGATACCAATCAGGTGGCGGGCGGGTATGTCGTGCCGATAAGCCCGTTGGCTGGTATTGCTAAAGTGGCGCAACAGATTGGTGGCGCTTATATTGGCCGAAAGGCGGACGAGCGGGCAGCAAAGATGGAACAAGATCGCGCCAATGCGCTTGTGGGCGTAGACTTTAACGCCCCCGATGCACCGGCACAGCTTGCCAGGTCAGGTTATACGAAGGAAGCCGTTACGCTGGCTATGCAGCGGGCGAAGGGCGGCGACAATGCTACGCATTTGGTTAATACGCAGGTTTTATACCGTAATGGAAAGCCGGTTGTTGTCGGGTTTAATTCTGACGCATCAACAAAAGAGTTTGCTGATTACGATCCGATGATTCAGCAAAAAACCGTTGATACGGGCAGCGAAATATTGCAGGTTCCGGCGAAAGCCCCCTGGGGTATGCGGCAGCAACCTACCGCACCCGCAGCACAGCCCATGCCGCAATCAGCCACAGTAACCAGTCCCACCGGGGAAGTGCGTAATTATTCCCGCAAACAGATCGAGTTCGGTCTTGCCGCGCATGGAACCAAAGAAGGGCTTGTCCAGTATCTACGCGAAGGCGGACAACTGCCACAAGATCAAGAAATTGATGCTATTAATGGACGAAATCAGGCACAAGGAATGCCGATTCAAGGCCAAACGTCGATTAAAAAGGAATTACCACCAAATCAAACGCTTGATTATTTAGGGCAAGTGGAAGCGGCTAAATCATCGGCAAGATTGCCTTATGACATTGAGCGCAAGCAGCAAGAGGCCGCTATTGCAACATCGGCAAAAGAGAAAGAGATATCTCAATCACCGCTGCCAATTCCAGCATTAAAACTTGCGCAAGAGTACCGCGATGATATTGCTAATGCTTCTTCTATAGGGTCAGACCTAGGGACGCTTAAATTATTATTAGAGAGTGGCAATCTTAATCTTGGCCCGATTGATAATTTAAAGAATGAAGTAAGGCTATATACCAACTCGAAAGACCCGGAAGCAGCAAATTACGGCACATTTAAAACCACAATAGAGAAGGTTAGAAACGATTCATTAAGGCTAAATAAGGGCGTACAGACCGATGAAGACGCAAAACGCGCATGGAATGAAATCTTTAGTAATATCAATAATAAAGATTATGTCATCAAGCGCTTAGGCGAAATTCAGAAAATCAATGAGCGCGGCGCAACGCTTAAAGCTAATCTGTTAGGCGAGGTCTATACCAATTATGGAAAACAGCCGCCAGATGTTAGCAAGTTCATGACTCAGCCGTCTGCTATTGATGGCGATGCCGTAAATATTAACAGCGACGAAGAATATAACGCTTTGCCATCAGGAGCAGAATTTATATCGCCTGACGGAAAGAGAAGGAGAAAGCCATAATGCCAGCCTGGGAAAATGCACCGGAAATTAATCCCAAAAACGCATGGGAGGACGCGCAGGAAATTGACGCGCCTATAGAGCCGTCCATCGATACCGGCAATCCATTAATGAATGCGATTCGTGGTTTTGCAGGGCGCGGCAATCAGGCGATGGCTGCGATTAATCCGCTTGCAGACACAGAGCGTTTAGCGGCTGAAAAAGAATGGATGAAAACGCATCCGGGGGCAGATATTGGCAGCACAATCGCCGACATTGCCATGACATTGCCAGCCGGAGGCTTGGGATCGATGGCAGCCAGGGCATTAGGAACGGCGGCAATCGAGGGATCCACAAGACCGGGAAGCATTCAAGACAGATTTGAAGAAGCGGCATTAGGAGCGGCCGGATCAGGCCTTGGCGAGGGCATAGGAAAGGCGGCTTCTTTCTTGATTAAGCCGTTTTCAGAGTCCACCGACATAGTCACAAAGGCTTTAATCAAGAAAGCGCGTGATTTAGGCGTGCCATTAAATGCGGCAAATATAACCGGAAATAAAGCTCTAAATTATGCCGATAGCGCGCTGGACTTCATTCCCAGTTCATCAGGCGCACAGGAAGTATTCAAGAAAGGTCAAAGAGAAGCATGGCAAAAGGCGTTACTTAAACAAGGAAATGAATCAGGCACGTCCGCAACTCCTGAGACATTGGGCGCTATGAAGGACAGGATTAGCGCAATTTATAACGACGTAGCAAGCCGTAATGCTTTAAATGTGGACAGCCAGCTAAAGCAGGAATTGGCGGCTATTCAAACGAAATACGGCCAGATTATCCCGGTTAATCAAAAAAATATTGTTAAGAAGTATTTAAGCGATTTTAGCCGTCCACCTGAAGGCGCTGAAATATCCGGCAAAACCTACCAAGAAATAAGGTCGATGCTGGATAAGCAATCAAAGAGCTTTAGAAATTCAGACCCCGCTACCTATGGCGCATTATCTGATATCCGCAAATCGATTGATGCCGCAATGGATAGGAGCTTGACAAATCCTGCGCGGATTGGCGGCAATGCCGGAGATCGGGAGGCATGGAGACAGGCAAATAACGACTGGATGGTAATGAAGAATATTGAGGATGCAACAGACCCGTTAAAGGGCGATGTCAGTCCGGCAAGGTTGCTTAATAATCTATCCAGAAAAGACCCTAACCGCGTAAAATATGGCAAAGGAAATCAGGAATTAACGGACATTGCCAGAGTCGGTAAGCAGTTTATTTCTCCCAGTACGCAAGATTCTGGAACCGCGCAGCGGCAAATGATGATTAGATTGTTGCAAGGTGGAGGGCTTGGTTCGCTTGGAGCTATGGCGTATTACGACCCGAAATCAGCAGCAATAGCTGGAGGGGCCGGTGTTCTTGGCGGCATCCTTATGCCCAAGGCGGCGGGATCGATGATGCGTAATGCCGACGGATATCTTGTAAAAGGCTTAGTCGACTTAAGCAAAGAGACCTTACCTGGAGTGACAAGAGAGGCTATTATTAAAGAATTAATGAGAAATGCAGGAGTTCAGGAAATTGGAAATAATTAAGATGCTATCATTTGGTATTGCGCTATTTTTTATTCTAATTTGGATATTAGGAGATACAAAGAAATGAACATTAAGAGGAATAACTAATGTCTCGAAATGGCAGTGGCGTCTACTCGCCACCAGGATCAAGCTTTCCAGCAGTAGCCAATACGCTGATTGAAGCATCAAAGTTTAATAATACGATAAATGACATCGGCACGGCGTTAACCGAGTCTATTGCGCGGGATGGCCAGACGACCATTACCGGCAATATCCCTATGTCAACGTTCAAATTTACCGGCCTGGGAGCTGGATCGGCCGCGACCGATTCGGCACGAGTTGGACAGGTTCAGGATGGATCAACGCAATGGTGTGGCACGGCGGGCGGAACGGCGGACGCCTTGACCCTGACGCCATCACCGGCTATCACGGCCTATGCCGCAGGGCAGCGCTTTGTTTTTAAGTCCGGATCCAGCGCCAACACCGGTGCGGCAACGATCAACGTGTCCAGTGTCGGCGCGATTACCTTGCAGAAGAACGGTGCGGCTTTAGTTGCCGGGGATATAGGTATAAGTCAATGGTATGAAGTGATTCTATCTTCTGCGACCGTTGCGCAATTACAAGGCATAGGCACATTAACTACCATATCACCAGCCTTTACAGGAACTCCAACCTCTACAACAGCGGCCGAGGATACCAATACGACACAAGTGGCAACGACCGCATTTGTATTGTCTCAAGCGGCCAGCCAAGCGCAAATGGAAGCGGCCAGCAGCTTAACCCAGTTTGCCACGGCGGGCAATACTAACTGGCACCCCGGTGTAGCTAAATGTTGGGCTAAAGTTGATGTTTCTGTAGGAACGCCAAGTATTTCTGTTTCTCACAATATTACCAGCATTACAGATTCTGGAGTGGGGCAGTTGACTATTACCATTGCAACAGATTTTAGTACTGCCAATTATGTCCCCAATGCGTCCCTGGATTCTAGGACGCAGGCAGCAAACTACATTTCATCATGCGAAATAACAGCAGCAGGAACAACAAAGATCGTATCTCAATATTATACTGGTTTCGGACCTACTGGAACCGTAGCAGACCCGGACGGCTATCTTTTTGTCGCTTTTGGAGATCAATAAATGAAAATAGTATTTACACGACCTGACGGCGGCACATCGATTATGACACCTGGTGCGCAAGCGGCGGTAGCCAAGCACTTGCCAGAGGTCGAAGGCATGACAGAGCAGGAATATATCGAGTTCATTCGGGATCGCGACGTACCCGGAGACGCCATCAATGTACGCATCGTGCAGGATAACGAAATACCAACAGACAGAACCTTCCGTGATGCCCTTAAAAACGACTTAACCCATGATAAGGGCCAATGTGTCGAGATAACAAAAGAGCGGCTTAGGCGTGAACGTGAGTCATTATTAGCCGATCTGGATACGCAGTATATACGGGCGATCGAAGAAGGCAAGCCGACTGTCTCAATCGTGGCGGAAAAGAACCGACTCCGTGATATCACCTTGCTGGCGCATCCCGGTTTGACGCTGGACGAATTGAAAGCATTAAAGGCATAGTCATGGCCGGATTAATAGATTCTCTAAAAAAGCAACGCTTTAACGAAGGCGATTCAATGATAGCCTCCGCCGCCATGCACCCGACAGAGGCAGCAACGAGGCTAAAGGATTGGCTGGAGAATCAGATTAATACTGGCATTGGACAGCCTCAGCTTGACGAAAGCACCGGTTTTTACCGCGATCCTACCGATGAACAGCAGCATGAGGCGGCGTTTAATCTGGCTGGACTCATGGAAACCGGATCAATTCCGTTTGCACCCAAGAGCGCAGGCGGCACGCTCGGAACCTTTATTGGTCCGAAGGCCGCGAACTGGGACGCAAAAGCGGCAGCTGAAGCGGCCAAGATGCTTGACGAGGGAATGAATCCTACGGAAGTATGGCGCATGAAGCTCATGGGCAGGATGCCGGATAATTCCATGTTTAGCGAGATACCAGATAATACTGCTATATTTAATATGGAGAATATCAAAAGAGGTTCATACGGAGAAAGAACTGGTAAAATGGCTGATATTATGGATCATCCTGAATTACAATCAAATTATCCACAATTAAATGATATAGGCATAGAACAAAGACCAAACACAGCTACTGGAGGGGCGTATGATTTTATTGGAAATAATATTGATATTGGCGGAGATGCTAATGAAAAAAGCGTATTATTACACGAAATCCAGCACGCTATACAACAGCGCGAAGGATGGGCTAGAGGTGGGACTCCTTCAAGCGCATGGTATGATTCCAAGTCAAGGCCAATAACCGTTGATCTATATAATAAAAAGCTATCAGAACTTAAGAAGGTTATGCCTATTGATGAATATGCTAAAAAAGCTTGGGGAAGCGATAAAGTAACAGGGGAAATTTCAACGGATTATGAGAAAAACTACTTACCATCGGCCGGAGTTATTAGCCATAATATAGACAGAGACGCACAAGAATGGGCTGGTAGAGAATATTATAAGCGCCTAACCGGAGAAGCCCAAGCCCGCGCTACCCAAGAGCGCCTAGCTATGGACATGCTACAGCGCCGCAGCAATTACCCGCTTGAGGGCGGCAAGCTGGGCGGTATTCCGCTCGACCAACTGATTAACCGCTACGGCGGCGAAGGGCCGCAGCAGGGCGGCTTGCTATCGTTTTTAAAACAAAAAAAATAAGGAACCACCCATGCCTACCCTCGAATCCAGAGTAGCCCGACTTGAAGAGCGTTGCGAATCCATGCACAATTTAATCACGGACAACGGCATTGAGCGCAGACGCCAGGCCGATCATACCAACGATATGCTTGAGGAAATTCGTGCTACTATGGGCGACATGAAGGGAAAGGTCGATACCATGCAAGGTTATGGAGCTGGAATTGCCTCTGTTTTTGGTGTTATTGGGGCTGGCATCGGGCTATTATGGGATAAGATCGATGGACATTAATGATTTGGAACGCAGAGTCGAAAGACTGGAGGAACGCGTCGAGCAAATGAGTGGATTCTCTACCGGAGTAGCCTGGGCTATCACTTGCGTAGGCGTATTATTTGCTATTGTTTGGAATATTAAATGAGCCATTTAAAAGAACAGCTTAAATTCGAGGAAGGCTTACGTCTTAAAAAGTACAAATGCAGCGCGGGGCACTGGACGATAGGCTGGGGGCATAACATGGACAATGCGCCTTACTATGAAGGCAAGTTGATTCCTGATGCCATAACGCAAGAACTGGCAGAAGAGCTACTTGATTACGATATCGGCGCAACCATCGGAGACTTACGTCAGCGCTGGCCTAGATTTGATGGTTTCGACAAGGCCCGGCGCGATGCCTTTGTTAATATGGCGTTCCAGATGGGCGTAAGGAAATTTATGGACTTTGAGCGCATGAGAGCTGCGGCATTAGCAAGGAATTGGCCATTGGCGCACAAGGAAGCGTTGAACAGTTTGTGGAACACGCCAGATCAAACTCCTGAGCGCGCCAAGCGCGTAGCAGGGCAGATTTTAACGGGTAAATATTACGAGATACCAACAAAATGAAAATACTTCCATTTATGATCGAACGCCTGGCTAAATTCATGCTGAACGGCGTGGTATTCGAGTCGGCAAAGCGCATTGTATTGACGATTGAGAATAGCGACTTCACCGGCACGCAGAAGAAGACCGCGGCGATTGATGAACTGATTAAGATAGGCTATGCGCTAACCAGTTTTGCCTTGTCCGCAGTTGTTGAACTGGCGTGGATGTGGATGCAAGCCAATGCGGGCAAGCCATTATTTAAAAAACCGGACTAACCCGTTAACCGATCATTACCGGATACTGCCCTGGGAAGCCGGGGCGAGACTGTCAACGGACTCGTAACCGTAAAGTAAACAAATGATAGAAAAACTGCTCATATTATTTGAAAACAAAACAAAGCGGCATATTCATTGGCATAAACTTTGGAATACTTACCCACTTGTATTTAAATGTAGATGCGGCGATGAGGTTCGCTGAATATGAAATTATCCTATCAAGCCATTCTATACGTCTGTGCCGAAGATGCAATCCCAATATCGATCGTCATTAACGATGTGAAAAACGCCTTGGATGCTATAGAGGCTATTGAGCAGACATACCCGAATAACCAGTTAGTATCACTAGAGAGACAACCATGAAAGATTTTTTTTTAAGCAGGGCAAAAGAGCCATCAACATGGCGAGGACTGATTTGGGTACTCGCATCGTTTGGCGTGTTTCACTTTACACATGACCAGGAAGGCGCAATCACGGCCTTGGCGATGGCGCTTGCCGGCGGCGGCGGCTTGTTGCCTGATAGTCTTAAACGCCTGCCAACCCGTAAAGACTAAATGCCATTTGCGGGTTCAATACATTGGCGATGTCCGTATCGCCTCAGATAGTTATGGATTTATGCCTGGGTTGGCGTGTGATTATTGATATTGATCCCATTATTGGTTAAGTTTGGCAGTTCGCCTTTGTCTATACCGTATTCTTTTAGTACATCAATTAGCAATATCGCTAAATTTTGTACGCATGTATTTGTTTTAAATGTTTTAATGGTTGCCAATTCATCTGCATCGATTTTAAAAATCATTCCGCCATCTTCGGTATCTTCTAATTGTATTTTTATTCTTGCCATGTATATAACCATTCAGTAACGTTTCATTCCGGTTTTTGGATAATCAGGATAGGACTCAAATACCAGATCATTTATATTCATACCATCACCGGCTTAAACTCGCCCCTAATAAACAATTTAGCCCAATAGCTGCTTAAACTCTTCTCACCAGGCCGTCTCAGCGCCTCCCAATTCCGTTCGATATGTGCCTCTATTTCATCGAGTGGGTACAGGTATTCAGCGCATCCTGAACGCGCTTTAGACGGTATGCCTACCGGGAAATCATCGTGCTTTTTCTGGTACGAATACAATTCATAGACATTGTTAAAGCCCATTTTTAACAGCACTTCATAACTGTTAAGGTAAAGCGTCCTAGCATCCTGGCGCAGTGTTTCCAGTTTTCCGCGCAATGATTCCGCCATCTTTCCATGAATTGAATCCGGTGCATACTTGCCTTCATAATGATTGCAAATCTTTATTACAGTCGACTCTACGTCAATTTCACCATTGTGATTACGAACGATAAATTCTTGCTGGTAATCGATGGTATAGACATGGTCGCGTGATATACCTGCCCAGCGTGCAAACTCCGATGTGGACATGAATATTCTCATTCGTCGTCTCCTTTCGGAATGAACCGACTGCATGTATATGTTGAATTACCAGTCCATGATGTGCATCCGTTATGCCATATCAACGGATTTCTATCCTTATCTATACCGGCAAAATAAGCCTTAAACTTATGAATTCCGTCCTTGCTAAAAGCCCACCCCGGAGTATCAATCTCTATGCCGTCGTAGGGCGTGACTTCGATCAGGTCTTCTGGGCTTTCTCTGTTATTTCTAAAAGCCAATCCAATATTGAACGTGCATGCTTGTTTAAATCCGTTCTCCTGTTGATACCATCCATTATGAGGATAATCACAGCCATGATTAGCATTCCATTCATAAATCCCACCCGGACGCCCACAGCGCTGAAGGTATTGTTTTGGTTTATCGGTCATTGGTTTTTGCTCCATTTCTCGGTATTCATAATCGCACCACCATCCAGGATTTTCACATATAACCCATTTTTCTTCGGTTTCATGACGCATCTTTAGCGGCAACGTGAAATTAGAATCAACCCATTTCTTACGCAGCTCCCAATGCGGGTCGTCTTTGATTCGGTAATGCAGATCAGAATTTTCAAATCGCGGATTTGTTATTTCTAACCATTCTTGTTGCCCATTTATTAGCACTTCTATCGGCGGCCGTCCAATTGATTCCCAATAAGCCTTGAATTTTGTGTAATCAGCCATTCAATACCCCTATTACCGCATAAGCTACAGGATCAACGATATGGTGCAGTGATACCACCACAAAATAAAACGCCACGACAGCGCATAAAACAATCAATAATTCTTTCATCTTTTTTTAAACCTCATTTCAAATTGTGCGATATGCAAATCGTCCTTTGGTTTGTCGAATATGCACAGGTTAAAAAACTTGTTGTTTGCCCTTGGCGCAGGATTAAGCTTTAGCGATGCCGCGCGGCGGTCTGCGTTATGGTTTCTCATGGCTCTTTGTCCAATTCTTATTGTTTAAATGCCGCATCAAGAGCGGATTTTTCAATGTCATAAACCAAAACCGATTCTAATAGAAAAAGCGCATCATAAGGCCCGCATTTGAGTGTAACGAACTCAATATCGCCACCTTCCGCTGGCGTCCAGTTGTCAAGTCCGCTAATATGCGCTGGTACAAACGGAGTCACATTAATATCTGCATCAAGCGTCATCCCCTTAAAATTAAATGTTATTTTCATGGCGTATGCTCCAATGATAACAACTCCTGCTTTTTTTGCAGCGCTTTTTGCAGCACGTTTTTGGCATGTTCTATTTCTATCTCAACGGCGGCAACTTTGTCTTGCATGATTTCGTCTTTGTCTCTATCCTTAAATTCAACATCTACAATTTTTGATATGCGGATATCGGAAGTTGATTCATAAACCTGGCCTGCATAAGTCAGGCCGTAATTTGTAGTAAATAACGCAACTTGTCTTTTTTCACTCATTTCATCCACCTAAAAATTATAATGCCAGTCTAGGCGCTGGCGGCCCTGTTTCACGACTTCAGCTTGTGGCTTCCTATGTCACGGCATCTCACCGTGCGTTCATTTCGTGCCAGTTTATAGCCGGGCGGCAATGACTAAGGTTTGGGCTATTCAATTTCAATAGAGGCAAGGGCTAATAATCTGCTCTGGCTTATCTTACTCGCCAACTTCCTCAATGCTCAGATTGAGGCGGTCTAACTTTGACCTAAGAGCGCGCCCGACTAGGCGTAGCCCTTGCTTCTATTAAAACTGTTCTTTCAAAAAACCCCCGGCTCTAAGACCGGGGTAGGTAGGAGGTACAACATGAAACTTTTAAACTTGTGACTATCTTATCTATTAAATTATTATTTGTCAACTTTTATTTTTATAATTTAATACAATTTCTTTCGCTGCTTCGCATCCCTCAGCCATTGCATAACGGTATCCCAACGGTCGTATTTCATTTCTAAACTCCACTTGTTCCGGGCTCAACTTCCCACCTTTAACCCGCTTCATCTCAATCCACAGCCGCAGCTCTGGGATAAACAAATCAGCGGAACCCGGGTGCAAGCCCATAAGCAACTGCTCCGTGCGCTCAGACATTGTTCTATAGCCATCATTGCGTATCATCATGATGATTGATCCTGGGAACGTCTTCTTGTACCAAGCGACAAACTCCTTTTGCTCTTCTTTTTCAAGCGGGATATGGGCGGCTTCTTTTTTTTGTTGCTCATACTCTCGCGCCATAGCTTCAGCGGATTCCAAATAGGCGTCTCTGTGCATTTCGTGATAGCGTAATGCCTCTGTTATGGTTGCGCTTCGCTCAGCCTTTTTTAATCCTTGGCGCTTTAAAATAGTGTCAAGTTGCGCCCTAAACACGTCATCACTTATTTGTTCCATATTCACCTTCTAAATAATTTAAAATAAATTCTCGCTCTTCCACCGGTTCAGCCATCCACTCTTTCGGATCAATGCCAAGCCGGTATATGGCGCACTCGAATACGCCGTCGGTAATGCCTTCTTTGTGTCCAACATTTTCGGTTTTATCGGACACAATCGATTTAAGCGCGTCGAGTATGCTACTCAAACTCCACCTCCACTAATTCTTTAAATTTACTGTTAGCACCCGGTCGAACTGTCACGGCCACAATCTTTTTAAAATACTGTTCCGCATTATTGAGCAAATGGCACATATTGTCCACCGTCACACCGGCCTGCCCAAGTTCATAATAATCTTTGTAATCGTTAAACAGCTCCATAACAAAATTCCGCGCCTTGGCCGCCATTCCTCCGGGATGATCAAGGAAAATATAGTGCGTATGGATTAACTCCGCATCCTCGCCGTAAATCAACATCTTTATCATCGGTATGGAGTCTTTGCGCGAATAGGCGCGGACATAAACAACGCCTTCAACATCATGCCTTACTGTCGAAGCCTCAATCTTGGCGGCCAGTATCTGCGCCCTCGAGCGCATGGAATACTTGCCATCTTCATTCTCACTGATAAACTCCCCGCCGCATTTGCGGCAATATTTGGCCGCCAGGATATTAGCGTAATTGCATTCCTGGCCACGCTTGTATTGTACTCCTTCATATTCTATATTCGTGTCCAGGATCAGCGTGCATAGCTTCTTGGGTGCATCGCCACGGCGTTTTTTAGGCTTTGGCGGAAGCGTAGCATCAATCGGGCCGTGTCGTTCAATATTGGAACCATAGTCGATGACATAGCCCCTTTCTTTATCGTCATGCGGCCTTACAACACGCCCGACCATTTGAACGTAAAGACCAAGGCTCATTGTTGCACGCATAAGAACGACACAATCAAGCGAGGTATGGTCAAATCCGGTTGTTAGCACGCCAACGTTGACGATATAACGTTTCCCGGCACCATTCTTAATCCAGTCTATAGCCGCGCGTCTGTCATTGTCCGGCATATCACCATAGATAATGCGAATCTCATCGCTATCCCATTCGCTATCCCATTCGCTTAATATTTTAAAAGCGTTTGCCAAGTTAGAAGCGAATATCAACGCGGTTTGAATTTTATGCACCGCAAACTTAACGCGCATATCCGCAACCGCATCCTTAACGATGGCATCAAATTTAACGCCCATTTGATCAGTATTATAATCTCCCAAACTGGTCAACTTTACGCTGTTCATGTCTGCTTCCACGTCTCCCGATATAGATTCAACATGGCTTAGATAGCCTTTCTGTATCATTGTTGAAAGCTTGGTGTCTGTTTCATAGGCACAACAGGTAAACAATGCCTTGCCGTCAGCGCAATCATTATACAAATAGCCCTGACCCATGCGATAGGGTGTAGACGACAACCCGATTATTTTCATCGATGGATTAAGGCGCAGCAATGACCTGATAATCTGTTGATAGCTTGATTCAGGGCTTGGCGCTACATAATGCACTTCATCAACGATCAGTAGATTAAACGCCCCACTATGCGCCCTACGGCGCAAAAAACTGGTATAAGTAGCAATGACAGCCTTACGTTCGACTTGCGCCCTATGCAGTTTGGCGCAGCATATACCTAGCAAATCAGGGCGGTCGACATAATGCCATGCCTCTTCGTAGTTTTGTTCGCATAGCTCCTTTGATGGAACTAACTGCAAAACTCGTCCGCCCTGATTTAAAACCTTATTGGTAAGCATTGCCGAAACCAGCGATTTTCCTAACCCTGTGAATATAGAAGCGAATGGAATTTCAAAGCCATTAGCCGTCCCTGGCCGTGGTGTTAGCGCGGATTTTATCAGGGCGTCGTAGGCGTCTTGCTGGTATCCCCTAGGTATTTTTTTAGTCATTTATCATCATAAATTAAGTGTATATTATTATTTTATTTCGGTAAAGCTTAACAGCGCCCTGGCATGGTCTTCAGCCGCTTCTTTGGTTAAATGGACTAAGCCGGCTTTTAATAAGGCCACATCAATTTCTTCGTCATTCCATGAGAGTCGAGCATATAGCCCTAATTGTATTTTTAAAAACTCTGGAATATAAAAAACAT